TTTAATCCTAAAAAAGGAAGGATAGAATTCTTTTCAAGAAAGTTTAAAGAACCTGAACTCTTCTTTAGAATAGGAAGATACTATGGAGATGAACTAAAAAAGAATACAAAGATAAACTATAAGCATAGATTCTATGATTTTACAACAAATAGAATGAATTTTATTATAGAATAATTATTTTCTGTGTGATTGTGGTGTTTTCATTAGTATAGCCCAGTCTTTACCTAACTTTCTTTTCATACTCTTCCAAAATGGATCAGCACCAAACATACCACCATCCTTATTATACTTCTTTGTTACATCAGCTATACGTCTATGACATGGATTACAGAATCTACCGTTGATTTGTTCAATATGAAATTTATATTCACCACAAAAGAAGCATAAACCGTACATTTTCTCGGAAACTTTTGCTAAAAGTGGTTCTCTACCACGTTTTCCTGCACAATCTCCACATATATCAGCTATAGTTGCACTAGTTGCATCAACTTTTAGACAGTTAAGACACACAGCTTCCTTATAATTACTGACTCTAGTGTACTCATCCTTCTGATGTTTTTCCCATAGTTTCTTACCAACATAAGTTCCACCAGTATCTACTGGTAATTTAGTTGCCATTATTTATCAGCCAGACCTATTTTCTTTAATGCATCTTGCAAAATGATATAAATGTTATTTGCTTCATACTCAGAGTATGCTTTAGCGTTTAACTCAATACCAATTTCATTCCAAGTAGCTATAACATCAGTCATTCTTTCAACTCGAGTTGCTGTAACCTGTGTACTAGTTTTAGCAACCTTCTTAATAACAACGTTACTTTTTTTAGGTTCTGTAATATCAGTTTTCTTTGTTTTCATCTTCCCACCTCCTCATACTATCAAACTCTTGCTTAACTAAATCCCTAGCACTTCTAACAGTCATATGTGCATCTTTACGTAGTTGTGCGATTGTTTTCGATTTTGTCCAGCCAAAATCCACGGATGTCTGTAAGACGTTCTTTACAACATTATAGTTGTCAGGGGTAATACCATCTGGATAAGCTTTTTGGCTCAAACTAGTTCCAGATCCACTTGAAGGGTGTCCTTGTCCAACACCACCGACATCACTTGGTCTTCTTCTACTTGGTTGTCCTTCAAAGTCTTGTGTATCTTCATCTGGTGCTGCTGTACCTCTACCTCTACCTTGTTTTTGCTGTGCATCCATTCCTATCATATCGGCAGCATTAAATGCAGTATCTTTCGAAACCTTAAACTCACCAGTGTGTGTTCTTGTAATATCAAAGCCCATAGCTTGCATGGCTTGCATATTTTGTATTTCAACACCTTCTATTTGCAAATCTCTTAGTTTATCTGTTTCTTCTCCTGTCTTTAATCTTAATTCCCAATCTTCTATATTAAGCATTTGTGCAATCTTTCTGAAAAATGCTTTCATAAGTATGTCTTGTCCCCATTTAACTGCTCTGTTAGTAATGGTTACTTGCAATCCTTCTTGCGACCAACCAGAAGGTAGTTCACCAAAGTATAAAGGCAAAACACCATATACTGCACCAATAATCATTCTAAGTTCTTTTCTAATATTAATAAACTCTAACTCTTTAAGCGAACCTGTAAAGTCAAGCCACTGTGCCATGTTCTTATTTCCTTTATCACTCTCAACAAGTAGTGGGTGTATCATATATGGATCTTCTTGTGCTTTCTGCTCTAGTACATCCATAGACTTTCTAAATGTCTCATAGTTACGTGATGCAATAACAAGTAAACCTCTTGGTGGTCTCATCTTATCGAAATATTTTCTAATATATTCGTCCATATGCGATAGGGACATTGCCTTACTCCATACAGAGTAAATTGGCGAATAGCCGTAAATTAAACTTGGTTTATACTTTCCTGCCTTCCATATAACTTCACCCTCACCATATATAACACGTTTTGGCTGTGGAATGCCTATAGAATAAACGGAGTTAACTTCACATACAGCTTTCAAAGCTTCAGCTCCACATCGTTCACATACTGGTTCACTTAGTCTTTTATCTCTATGTTCAAACCGTGGGCATACGAATATTTGGTTACGTTTATCATCATAACCAACTCTTCCGTCAGAGTCAGCAATCATTGCCACCTGTGGTGGATCTATACGTAAGAATTCTTTTATTTCTGTTCTATCATGGTTTATTCTGTTTGTAGTGTCATCTATGTAATAGTTCTTTAGACATAGTAGATATGCGTTATCAGCTATCTCCAAGTCACGTTCAAGCTGGCGAGATACATCTTCCAAGTTTTGATCGTTACCGTTAATTGGGTTAGCTAGTAAATCTTCTAATTTCTTTCTATGTTCTGGCTGTGGTCTTAATAGTTCAGTTGAACCACAAGTATCACACTGGAGATTAGCTTGTTCTGTTTGTTTATTGACTAATGCCTTACGTTTTGGTATGTAGTTAGCTTCATTATCCTGATTAGATGCAAATGGCTGATCATCTGGTTTGTCTCCTACTGTTGGTTCATATTGAAACTCTTTGCTGCAATTTGCACATTTATATTTGTATTTCTCTACTACTTCAAATCCATTCTTAAACATCTCACGGTTTAAAGTCTCAATAGGTATTCTGAGTGCATCTATGTTGTCTGCCAACTCATATATCATAATAAGTGGAAATGGGAAAATTGGGAGTTTTGCACCAGTGTCTGTACTCATATAAGGTTGTGCTATACTTGGTCTTGTGGTATTTTCTGTATATCCTTTAGTGACATCCTGTCTTCCGAATACTTTCCTTATAGAATCGGTAAAACCCATATATAATCCATAGAAGAGTCACTTATAAACTTTGTCTAGAAGCGTTAAGTTTATGTAACAGATTTGTAAAGCTCTTTTGGTGCTAGTGGTGTGAGTTTGCATACCGTTTAACGGAGGACTGGAGTAACTAACCAGCTAGCACTAAACATTATAAATAGGGAGTATTTAAATCAGATCATGGAAGTAAATGAACAAGAAAGTATGGGTAACGCTTGTGAGTTTGCATTACTTAGTATTAGAAATATGATTATTCCTCCAGTTGATATGATAAATAGTAAAGATGATTTAGAAACATTTCTAGGAACCCTCTCTGGTATAATGGCAGGATGGGGTATGATAATTAAAGAGAATGATCCCAAGTTATATAAAAGCCTACTTAATTCATTAGAAAAGATGGCTAAGAATCATGGTTGAATTGAATGTTAAGGACTTTAACGAAATCCTAAGTTGGTTCACATTAAAGTATGGTAAGGAGAAACCAGAGAATATACCCCAGCAAGCTTATAAAACATTCTGGAAACTAACATTTCTTGTTGAGGATGCACTGGAAGAGATAAAAGAAAAGGAAGAAGAATAGACTTATATAATAGACTATTGTAACATATATATGGATCTTGAAGATGAAATTAAGTTAATATCAAGAGACTTGACAAAAATACAAAATAGACTATTTGTTATTCAAAGGATAATTGCTAAACAGAATTACAGAATTCAAGCAGATGGTATATTAGAATTTGATGATCCTATATTGAAAGGTGTAGGTCATGGTTAATACTCCCTGCAACCACCCCAGCTTCTTTTATAAAACTAATAGTAAGATAAAGGTAGCATACTGTAGGTCATGTGGAGCTAGAGTTGATTAACTTAGGAAGAAAATGATTAGTATATTAGAACTTACACAACAGGTATGGGTAGATACTCCTAAAGGTAGAGGTAGGTTATACCTAGTCACTGAATATGGTAGTGAGATAGAAAAGGTGTTCACCGTTATTTTGGACAATGGTGAGATTTGGGAATTCACGAATGAGTATATAAAGGCTACGGATAATATTACGTTTTCGAGGAAATCTAAATGATTGGTAATAAACAACTTGAAAAGATAGTGTGTGTAGCTTGTACTGAGCCTTTTGGTGATCATTCTAAGAGACAACTCATAAGATGTCTGTTCCGTATTCAGGGTACTATGGTCAGTAATGAGATAGACTCGGACAAGAAAACTGAATAAACCACCACCATTTATATATCTAGTATTTGTATCTAGGACTTGTATATATAAGGATCATTTTTTTCGTTTTTTCGCTATGCGCACCTACGCGTCTATAAATGCCTCCCATACTCTGTGGAAATGTTTTAAAAATAAAAGAGGATTTGATATAGTGGTTAATCTCTTTGTTAGATTAGCCTAGTATATCATTGATCATAGTCGTCAATTCTTCTATTGATTCGACTTTTTGACCATTTGCCTTAAAGGTAATCATTCTATGGAAATCGTTTCCTTCTGCCTTAAGTTGGTGTTTATTACCAGCTAATACCAGATTAATATCTCCTGCTAATCTAGTAAAGGACAATTTCGGAGTTTTTACAGTATCGCCTTTTTTAGATGTGTATTCATCATCTACTAAGTAAAGCATTAACTGTTTAGTTGTGCTTTTTGTGTTTAGAATACGTTCTCTTTTGATTTTCTCGGCTTTTACTGAAGCTAGTGCGATTTTCCATGTTTCGTCATTCATGCCTTCAGGTTTTACCCATTTCTGATCGTTGTTCGGTGGTGTCATTGATAACCTCACGTGAGGATTTAATATAAGTGTTTACACGTTATGCGATCAGTTCAGATTTGGCTCCTTTGGGGTTATATATATCTTGCGATCAACAGCGATCACCTGAACATTTATATTAGGTATCAACACTCTATAAGATGACGCATGATTTTATCACAATCCAAACATTTATATTACCCATAGGTTTATAAGCATCTGTACACGGCTTCGCCCAATATATATGTTGCGATCAAGGTAAGATTTATATTAGGTTAATACGTAGTCAAGGCTTGTATCAACAAAATAAAACAAAAGGTTTATATTACCCACGCAATAGGAAAATTCGCTATACATCACGAAACAAAAGGCGTGATCCACTAACAATTACGGAATCAAAGGGGGTTTATGCTATTGGTGTTGGTGTTATTATAGTATTGGTAGCGATCCAAATCCTGATCGATAGGCACGAATTTGGGGGAAATATAAATCTTGCGATCAACGGTGGGTTTATATTGCCGTCAACAAATCGGACTTCATGGCGAAAAACCACGACCAAACCACAACAACAGGCATTAATAATATGCAAGGTTTACAGTATATATCTGCTGGTTTATTTAAAATAAACAGTAAAACTACTAAAGATACGGTCTATTCATTAACTGTAAGCCAACCTAATAAGAAGGTTAATGAGTTTATTATTAGTTGTGATTGTCTTGGTTATCTACATAGAGAAAAGTGTTGGCATACTGACCTATTACATAACTTATTAGGGGACACAGATAAGTGTATGATATGTTATATGCCAATACTAACTCATTTAGATGAACATCAAGAGAAATATGATCAGTTTAATAATCATGTAATTAGTGCTAGTTTACCACATAATAATCATAATGTTAAGAATGAATTATACCATGAACAATGTCTTATAAAAGAGGGTTATGAATTATGATTAATACAGGATTTACTAGATGGTTAGTATTATATCAAAAGACAACAGGTAAAATGAAATATAACATACAAAATAAAAAGGAGAATGAAAATGAATAAACAAAATAAAGATGGTTCATTAACTTGTATAGATGATGGTTATGTATATCAACCACATCAATTAGGTTATGAAAGATACTGTATTCATTGTGGTTTATCATATGATATATTAATAAAAACTAATTCAGCATTTTATGATGAAAGAGAAGCCCATATGAATGATACTAATAAACATGGAGATTTATATGGTATGTGTTTAGAATGTAAAGATCATAAGTTATGTACTTGTGGTGTTAATAAAGAGAGGTTGATAACAATACCATGACATTTGAACCTCTTATAAAAGAATATAAATCTACATTTGTTTATGAGTTTATATGTATTAAGTGTGGTGATAGTGGAACTACATCTTATGAACATGGTAGTCTTAATACTATTAAATCTATTATTGATGGTAAACCAATGCATTTATTATGTAGAGAAAAATTAATACCTGATACTACTATTAGAGTTGATAAACATGGGATTGAAACTCGTGTGAAAAACAAAGATTTATATGGGGAAGAAGAAATTCCTCACGTAGAGATGAAAAAAATGGGGGACATATTATAATGGCTACATTAACTGTGCCTAAAGTTCTCACACACAAAGATAGTGAGATGAAACAGGAGATAGACACAAAAGAAACACCAACAGTAATGAAGGCTCTTCAATCTATTGAAGATCCAGAACTAAGAACTAGACTACTAAAAGCAAGTGGTGATCCAAGAGAGTTTCTTAATGTGTATATCAATGGACAAAACGTGAATCATAAACAAGGTTTGCAAACGCAAATCAAGAAAGATGATCAGATGTATGTTCTTCCTGCAATAAGTGGTGGGAGTGATGTCCCACCCACCCTTTCTCTTAGTAATCTAACTGATGAACAGCGACCAGCATTACTTCAACGAATGACTAGACCATTGAATACTGCTGTTAATAATGAGTTTCTTAAAGAGAAGGAAGATATTATATTTGATGTTGATGGGACACTTATGGATATAAGTGAAAGACTAAACTTATGTGACGCTATGTATGATAAAAATAATAGGCGTGATACATGGTGGAATCTATTCTTAGATGATAAGATGATGATGTATTTAGATCAACCTAATAAAGATGTAGTAAAGATGGCTCATAGATTACATAAAGCAGGACATAATATTCTAGTATGTTCTGCTCGTAATGAAAGACATAGAATAACTACATTGTGGCAATTAAATAAACTATGTAAGATGGATTGGATTAAAGGATTATGGTTAAGAAAAGATAATGATCGATCACCTGATAATATAGTTAAGAGAGAGATGTTAAAGACAATAAGAAGTCAAGGATTTAATCCTGCAATAGCATTTGATGATAGAAATAGTGTTGTTAATACATGGAGAAGTTTAGGTGTACAATGTTATCAAGTAAGAGAGGGTGGATTCTAATGGATAAATTATTAGATACTATTAATAAATCATACCCTAC